GGTATCAATCCTACCTGGCGCAATACCAAGTAGGACTGAGGTTTTACTTCTTACTATCTAACTCTTCTGGGGTCTTAAACATATAACCTATGTCAGAGTTGTTGTTGATGTTAATGTGATGATGTGAGTAATCAGGTTCTTCATCACTGTACCTAAATATAACCGCAGGCCAATCTTTACCGCATGACCTATATACATCAGCCATTGTGTTGCGTGATGGTACAAACAAATTACCTAAGTACTTGCACTTATCACAGTCGTGCTTAAATAAAGCTTTTGGTTTCATTTTGGTTCTCTCCAAGTAATTAATACATATGAGCTAACATCATTACCAACTCGTGCAGGTTTAATTGAATACGGCAACCATATTGGTAATGCAAACAACAATCTATATAACCAACTGTCTACTTTAACTACCATACATCCTCCTGTTAAGTGGGGCGCCGAAGCGCCCCTATTATTTACTCACTTACTTCATGCTCATCCCAATACTTACCTGCTATCTCTTCTAGCGCACATCGGAAGTCAAACAACTCTGCACCTCTGTCTGCTTTATAGAATAGCGTTGTGTAATGGTAGGTAGTCTCTAACCAATACTCTATATACTCTTCTCTACTAAGTTCTTTAGAACCCCATCCATTACTGAATGACTTCTTAACTACAAGCTTAGCTTTCTTTGGTTTAGCTATTACAAGTTTTGCTTCCATAATATCCTCACTGTTAATGGTCGGAGCCAATCTCTAACCATGAATAGATTATCTCTTAAATGAAGCTATTTGTCAAGTTCTAGACCCCACCACTCCCCAACCCCCTAATAGTCCCAATATGGGACCCGCTCCCCCCATACCCCATAATCCACGCAAATAACTCTAAGTTTTTCCAAAACACCCACCTTGCAAAAACAAAGCCTCCATCAAAAAAATTATTATAAAAAATTCTGTAAAACTTAACTTTACAAATAACCTCATTTTTAGCATTATTGGGCGGCGTGAGATCGGGCTTGTAAGCCACGTCAGTATTAGGTTTGCGGGGTTTTAAAAAAGCAAACACCCGGATTAATTATGACTTAAGTTATGAATACTATGTGTACAAAGATTCTTTTAATGTATACTTTGTTCTACTGGAGCGACAAGAGCACCTTACATGACAACTCAGATGGTCCCTGATATTGAAGAAAATATCCCCTTGCCTAAGTCCGCGCTTGAGGCGATGCCCGATATTTCTGTAAAAGAATCATTGGATATGCATGCCCGTACTATTAAGTTAGTGTCGGATTTAAATGGCACGCCCATAGTTCCCACCGAAGAAGACAAAGATCAAGCTAGAGAACTAGCTAAGCGAGTACTCGCAAACCCCAAAGAGAACATTGATTTAGCTCAGTATAAAAATGAAGTGCTAGCTTATATGGCTGGGATGATTGCCGAGTATGACCAGATGTTAGTTAAAGATTTGGCAGAACTAAAGCTGTTTGTAGTAAATCAGCTAGTTGAAACAGTCATGCAAGCCAAAGATCAAAAGACAAAAGTAGCGGCACTATCTAAGTTAGGTGAGATTGATGGCGTAGATGCATTTAAGAAACGCTCAGAGATTACAGTTAAGGTACAACCCCTTGACGAAGTTGAGAAAGAACTATTTGAAATCATTGGAAGTCTAAAAAGTAACACAATAGACGTGGATTTCAAGGAAGTATGAGTAGAAAACTCACTACCGAACAGATAAAACAGCTAGAAATAGCCATTCCAACTATGGAAGAAGCTAAGAAACGCCGTGCTTTAGAGCTAGTTAGGCAATATAAGAAGCTAAAAGTGCAAGATGACGGCAAAGATAACTTCTTAGACTTTGTAAAACATGTATATCAAGGCTATAAAATAGGACCCCACCATGAAAGACTCGCTAAAATCTTTGAAGATGTGGCTGCTGGTAAAAAGAAGCGCGTTGTTGTTAATATTGCTCCGCGACATGGCAAGTCAGAGCTCATATCCTACCTGGCTCCCGCTTGGTTTTTGGGTAAATACCCCCAGAAGAAAGTTATCATGGCTTCGCACACGGCTGATCTTGCTGTTAATTTCGGTCGTCGAGTCAGGAATTTGGTTGGTTCAGACAGTTATAAAGACATTTTTCCGCAAGTAGAGCTACAAGCCGACTCTAAATCAGCCTCTAGATGGGGAACTAACTTTCAAGGCGAATATTTTGCTATTGGTGTGGGTGGTGCCCTTGCCGGTCGTGGTGCTGACTTGTTTATTATTGATGACCCACACTCCGAACAAGATGCAAAGACAGGTAGAGCAGACGTTTTCTTACCCGCTTGGGAATGGTTTCAATCCGGCCCTATTCAGCGTCTTATGCCTGGCGGCGCTATTATTGTTGTGATGACTAGATGGTCTAAACTTGACTTAACTGGGCAGATTGTGAACCAGATGGTCAAGAATGACGACGTAGATGACTGGGAAGTAGTTGAGTTTCCTGCGATTTTAGACAATGGTGAGGCTTTATGGCCTGAATTTTGGCCTGTTGAAGAACTTTTAGCTAAAAAAGCTGCATTAGATATAAGATACTGGAATGCTCAGTATATGCAAAACCCCGTGTCAGAGGAAGGGGCGCTGATAAAGAGAGAATGGTGGAATATTTGGGAAAAAGAAGACCCGCCACAGTGTGAATTTGTAATTATGGCACTAGATGCCGCTCAAGAAGCTAATAATAGAGCTGACTATAACGCTCTAACAACGTGGGGAGTGTTTTTTAATGAAGAAACGAATAATTACAGCATTATTTTACTCAACGCAATTAAAAAGCGCTTGGAGTTTCCAGAACTTAAAAAACTTGTACTCGAAGAATATAAAGAGTGGGAGCCAGATTCGTTCATCGTCGAGAAAAAATCAAACGGTGCAGCGTTGTATCAAGAATTACGGCGCATGGGCGTACCGGTGGGCGAGTTCACACCGGGGAAGGGGCAGGATAAAATTTCCAGGGTTAATGCTGTCTCAGACCTTTTCAGCTCCGGTATTGTATGGGCGCCCGATCATCGGTGGGCGCAAGAGGTCATTGAAGAATGTAACGATTTCCCTAGCGGAGCGAACGATGATTTGGTAGACTCCACTACACTAGCTTTATTAAGGTTTAGACAAGGCGGATTTATTAAGTTGCCAAGTGATGAGCCTGAAGACGATTTCATGAACAAATTTAGACGTAAAGTCGAATACTACTAAGGCATATTATGGCGATAGAAAAAAGTTTATATCAAGCTCCTATTGGGTTAGATCAGATGCTAACTGAGGAACCTGACATTGAGATTGAGATCGAGAATCCTGAAGGCGTAAGAATCTCTGGGGATGATTTTGAGATTGAAATTGAAAAAGCCGAAAAAGAAGATGACGACTTTGACAATAACTTAGCCGAAGAAATGGACGAGAAAGAGCTAGTATCACTAGCTGGTGATCTATTAGGTGATTATACAGATGACGTTAACTCTCGTAAAGATTGGATGCAGACATACGTTGATGGCTTAGAGTTATTAGGCTTGAAGATTGAAGAGCGTATGGATCCTTGGCCTGGTGCTTGTGGTGTTTATCACCCACTATTAAGTGAAGCTCTAGTTAAGTTCCAAGCAGAAACTGTAATGGCAATTTTACCAGCAGCAGGTCCAGTAAAGACACAGATTATTGGTAAAGAAACTCCAGAGAAAAAAGACTCTGCAGAACGAGTTAAGAACGATATGAATTATCAGATCATGGACATCATGACTGAGTTTAGACCTGAGACTGAGCGCATGTTATGGGGCTTAGGCTTGTCTGGTAATGCATTCAAGAAAGTTTATTTTGACCCAGCCATGAATCGTCAAACATCAGTGTTTGTTCCGGCTGAAGACTTAGTTGTTCCTTACGGTGCGGCTAACCTACAAACGTCTCCTCGCGTAACACACGTAATGCGTAAGACAGAGAACGAGTTAAAGCGTTTACAAGTTGCTGGGTTTTATCGTGATGTTGAGTTAGGCCTACCATCTACTAGTATGGACGAAGTAGAGAAGAAGATTGCTGAAAAGCTAGGCTTTAATGCTACGTCTGATGATAGATATAAATTACTTGAGATGCAGGTTGACTTAGACCTACCTGGTTACGAAGATGAAGACGGTATAGCCTTACCATACATCGTGACTATTGAACAAGGCACACAAACAATCCTATCAATCCGTCGTAACTGGAGACCTGAAGATGAAACAAGACAAAAACGAAATCACTTCGTTCACTATGGTTATGTGCCTGGTTTCGGTTTTTATTGCTTTGGTCTTATTCATCTTGTGGGCGCTTTCGCAAAGTCTGGTACTTCTCTCATAAGACAATTAGTCGATGCTGGTACATTAAGTAACTTGCCAGGCGGCTTTAAGACTAGAGGTTTACGTGTTAAGGGTGACGATACACCGATTAGCCCAGCAGAATTTAGAGACGTAGATGTACCAAGCGGTACGATTAAAGACAACATTATGACTCTCCCATATAAGGAGCCAAGTCAAGTATTGTTAGCGTTGTTAAATCAAATTGTTGAAGAAGGTCGTCGTTTTGCTTCAGCTGCTGACTTAAAAGTAAGTGACATGAGCGCTAATGCTCCGGTAGGAACAACATTAGCATTGTTAGAACGTCAATTAAAGACTATGAGTGCAGTACAAGCTCGTATTCACTATTCGTTCAAGCAAGAGTTGCAATTAATCCGTGACATTATTCGTGATTACACACCAGCTGAATACCCATATGAGCCTGAAGAAGGTACATCAATGGCGAAACAGTCAGACTACGATAACGTGGATGTTATTCCGGTCAGCGATCCTAATGCGTCAACTATGTCGCAAAAGGTTGTTCAATATCAAGCGGCACTACAGTTAGCTCAAGGAGCTCCACAGCTCTACGACTTACCTCAGTTACACCGCCAGATGTTAGATGTACTAGGTATTAAAGATGCTCAAAAGTTGGTACCGCTACCAGAAGATCAGAAGCCAGAAGACCCAATTTCTGAGAATATGAATGCTCTAAAGGGTAAACCAATGAAAGCGTTTATCTACCAAGACCACGACGCTCACATTACTGTCCACATGAACATGATTCAAGATCCAAAGATTATGGCAATGATTGGTCAGTCACCGATGGCACAGCAGTTACAAGGTGCAATTATGGCTCACATCGCTGATCACTTAGGCTACAAGTATCGTAAAGATGTTGAAATGCAAATGGGTGTACCTCTCCCACCACCAGGTGAAGAGTTACCAGAAGACGCAGAAGTTCAGTTGTCTCAGTTGGTTGCTCAAGCTTCTTCTCAGTTATTACAACAGAACAAGTCAGAGGCGGCACAACAACAAGCTCAGCAAATGGCACAAGACCCAGTTGTTCAGCTACAGAAAGAAGAAATTGCAATTAAGAGCCAAGAAGTTCAACGTAAGGCTCAGAAAGATGCAGCAGAGATTGCCCTACGTCGTGAACAGCAGAATATTGAGCGCGAGCGTATTGCAATGCAAAAAGACCAAGGCAGAGATAACTTGGCAGCTAAAACTACCAAAGACATGGTAGACGCAGAAGTAAAAATTATTACGGCAAGTAAACAGAAAGGTAACTAATGGCGCAATCAGCGTTAGAAATACTAGTTGAACAACTAGACAACAAAGTACAGCAACTTCAAGAACACGTAGCTTCAGGGAGACCTGAGTCGTTCGAGGAGTACAAAAGAACTTGTGGTGAGATTAAAGGTCTGCTCACTGCTCGTGGTTACGTATTAGACCTACAACAGAGAATGGAGCAGTCCGATGAATGAACTTGATCTAAGTAAAGCTCTTGATCTATCAAATTTGATGGACAAGACTGACGAAGAGAAAGCATCACAACTCCCAAAGCCGTCAGGGTATCGCATTTTGTGCGCTATTCCGGACATTGAGGAGACGTACGAAAGCGGCATTATTAAAGCCGACACAACTTTACAGTTTGAAGAATTATTGACTACTGTTCTATTTGTAGTTGAGATTGGCCCAG